CTCATACGATAAACGTTATTCAATCCGTATATAAGATTTCGAATTGGTACGGCGCCTTTCTCGTAGTAAAACACTTTGCCTCGCGTCTTACGATACTTCACGTTAGCCAGTTTACCGTTCGTGTCGAACCACGGTATTACGACCGTTCTACTTTTCGAATCGTAACCCGTGGTCATAAATCGCTGCACCCGTTCCGTAATGCCCCTTCGCGTTAGATAGTCGCTGTCTGTTGACGGCGAGAATCTCGAAATAAACATATCGGGCAAATACATCTTTTGCTGCGGAAGTGCTAACTTCGGTAATACCAACGTCAGCTTATCGCAACCGGTTGTCTTGCCGTATTTATATACGAGATATTCTTCGGCCTCCTCATACGTCTCATTGCGAAGAAATGCCAATAACTTCGCGAGATTTCCGGAGGACCATTCGGAATCATAAGCGCCAGAATCCGAGAAGCAGCCGGCATATTCGCCCGTCAAACTTACGAAAAACGAAGGGTTGCCGTCAAATCGGAAAGGACTACAACAGATTAGTTTGTCGCTGGTCCAACGCGGTCGCGTCCAATTGAAATTTTCTAGCTCGGTTTGTATGTCGATTTCCATCGGCTGACTACGTATTTTGATTATACTCATTTTTCCACTCCTTGTCATTTAATCTGTCAAACTTTTCGGAATAGTTTTCCGCCATCTGGGAACCGTTTTTCCGCCTATTGTCGAAATTGTTACGCCTTTGTAAATATTGTGACGAATAGTTGGCTTCGTATTTGCTAAAAGTTGAATTGCGAGGCGGCTGCCTGACCCGTCTCAATTTCTTTAACTAGCCCAAATCCTGGCATATAGAGAACTTCAACCTGCGCTCCTTCGCTTGAACTGTTACGAGACTTGCCGATCTCGATAAGCCCTTGCCCGTCTAACGTATCAATACCGAAGGTGTTTGCCGCATCTTCAAGTACTGCCTTCGTTTTCTTAATCTCCGCACGTTTCGGCGCCCTTAACTCACGATTGCCCTCATCGTCAGTATCGTCGCGAACCTCTTCCGCCTGCGTAATAACGTGAATCACCGTATCCGTAAGACCTGCCAATCTACGAATCTTCTTACTCGTATTCGCCACATCACCGCCCGCAACTCGCGCCGTATTGGCTTCGAAGTCCATAAGGTAAATCGGATCCACGACTACAACGTCTGCTTTCGTTTGGCGTATATCGGATTCCAGCTGCGTTACGTCGCGTTTGTGAAATTCCGCATCGTCTGCTGCCCGTAATATAATCTCACCTTTTAGCGATTCATTCAAAGATAATAAGAACACTTCGAATCCACTTTCGAACTCTTCCGACAATTTACCGGTAAGTAATGCGCGATTCTCGAAACCCACGTCGTAATTAACTCCTTCGATATTTGCGTCGATGATTCCCTGGCGTGCTGATAGCGAAGAATACGCTCGCGCCATCCATTCAAAACGGCTCATCTCCATCGCCCATACGAGAACTCTTGCGCCTTGTGCTGCGGCTTCTAGCGCTTCTTCCATTGTGAATACGGATTTACCGCGACCGGATCTGCCGTACCAAGAGTACATGTTTCCGCTGAGATAGCCTCCGACTTCCTTGTTGATTGTGCCGAATTTACTCTTCCAAATCTTAAATGATTCGCCTGCTTTACGGCGTTTATATTCGTCTAAAAATGTAGCCGTATCTGATTTTAGGCTTGTTCCTATCTTAGAACTAGTGTTCGTATTCATTTTAATCCCTTTTAGCTCCGAAATCAAGTCATCGATTAAAATATTTCCATCTGAAATTTTCGAGAACTTGTCAACGAAGCCATTTTCGAGCAATTCTTTAACGCCTAATTTGGCAGAATGTCCCTTAATCTGTTTCGCCAGGTATTCGTATGAGTCTTCGATTCTAGGTAAATACGTAAACTCCGCAACATTGGCGGCCAGCACCTCCGGAGAAGGCGTCTGACCTCCGTTTTCTGCCGCGTACTTGCGAATGAAGGACAACGCTGCCTTTTCGCCTTTCGTTTCTAGGTGCGACTCCTCGATGCCGTAGCGAGTTATCGCTGTGACTTCGTTCTGGTCGATGACTTTCGATAAGAACATTTCGGTGTAGTTGCTCACGCGGATTCCTCCAATCGTTTATTTGCTATGTTGATATATTCTTCGGATATTTCAAATCCGATGTATTTTCGGTCATTAATATGCGCCATCTTTGCCGTTGTGCCGCTGCCCATAAACGGGTCTAGTACGATATCACCTTCGCTTGACCACGATAAAATATGATCTTCTGCTAATTTTTCCGGGAAAATGGCTGGATGTTCAAAAGCAACTTTATCTTTCGTTGAAGAATTAAATCCAATGTTATAAAACCATATATTATCCGCCCGCCGGTCTGATTTCTTAACGTCACCAAATGCGGTCAATTTCTTCATACTTCCATCTACTTGACGCTGTTTGGCATGTACTTTTACACCTGCTGTTTTACATTCTTCTCGTTTATGGACGTCGCAAAATGACTTCGGTTTTCCTTTAGATAAAACGAACATATACTCAAAACAGGGCGAGAAGCGTGGTATTTTCGGGTTAGGCCGCAATCCACCTCTCTTAGCGTAAATCATCGTATCATGAAGATTAAACCCTACCTCCTTAAAGTAAAGCGCCTGTCTGAATGATGTACCTGTTTCGGACCCTTTTTCAGTTTTATCGCCGACTACCCAAACGACTACTCCCCCATCTTTAGTTACGCGGTAAAGTTCTTTAGCTACCGATTCAAAATCGAATGAGTAGCCGTTATAGTTACGTAAATCATCATACGGAGGACTTGTGACGGTTAAGTCGATACTTTTCGCATCTAACATTCGCATCCCTTCGACGCAATCTACCTTATGAATACGGTTTATCACTCGCCATCACTCACCTTCGCCAAGAATCGGTCGTATCTCGCAATGCGTCGCTCGTACTTCGCCTTATCAGCCGGAAACACCTCGATTAAATCTTTCGCAGTCAATCGCCCATCTAACGCACGATCTACGTATTCCTTGCGCTTCTTACGTGCCGCCTTCTTTTCCGCTGCCTCTTTGTTCGACTGCTCACGCGCAGTTAACTTACGCTCGTTCTTACCCGCCATATTAATCGCCCCTTTATCTTCGAATTGATAAATCGTAATATCCATCGCATCAAACTTGCGTGCTTTCGGCAGCTTCGGCTTCGGCCCCATATTCGCAATAAAGTCGTCCGCCTGGGCCGCGTCCGCTACTAGCGTCAAGTCTTCGTCACAAGCGACTACCCATTCGTCCGTATGAATGTTGATAACGTCGTAATAGACTTCGGTAAATTTTTCGTTTACATAGCGCTCAACATCTACGTGCTGACAGTCGACTTTGAAAAATCCGTCATAGCCGTCCACCTCGACGATTTCGCCAGGTAACGCTGTAAATTCGAAATTAATTTCCACTTCTTCTTCGCGGCCAAACTCTTCGTTGCGTCCTTCGTTACTCATTCGTCATCGCCTCCGTTTATTAAATACCGGTATGGGTATTATTTATTTCGCATCCCTCGATTTGATGTTCCGGTAAACTCAATCTCCATCGTCATATCGCGAATCCGATCCGCCAGCCTTGCTTCGCCAAACACCATCGGTAGCTCACTTATCGGAATATTACTCGTATAAACCGTCGCCAGCTGATTCGTTACCCTAGCGTTAATAATCGAATGCAAGTCGCCGCGGAATCCGTCAGTCACATTTTCCCTCACGCCAACATCGTCCAATATTACGAAGGGCACTACTTTCGCCTGCTCAATCGTTCGATAATAGCGCTGTGCTGCCGGTTCTGCCACCGAATCCGGAACTCGCGGTCTATTGAATTGGTTATAATCCGTCTGCAGTTGGTTAACGTCGACGAATAGGACCGGGCGCTGCAACACCTGCCTGTCGTGCGCAAGCGATCCGATATAGTGCTTGATTAGATACGTATTTGCCAACGATGCTGCCGTCGTAGTCTTACCGGTTCCTGGCGACCGCGACCATAGATACAGCGATTTAACACGCTCGCCTGACGCTTCAAATTGCCGTTTAAAGCTGTCTGCGTACGAGTCTAATACGTTAGCTAGGTTCGGTGTGTTGGCGCCTATTTTCACGGTAGAATCGCGTGTAGGCATCGTCTTTATCGTGTCCATTCGGTAGTCGTTCGGTATGCCAGCCGCTGCGACTCTGCCGCCGGATCCTGACGCGCCGTGAAGTGAGACGAAGCTACTGCAGCGTGAGGTACAATGCGTCGGGTTGCCGGCGAGTTTGCAGGCGCTTGCTAGGACGCAGGTTTTTTCGTTAGTCATCAACATTCACCCCATCGATTTTAATTCCGAGTATATCTAAGGTCTCTTCAATGGCGTCGACCATTCCGCCATAGCGAAATTCTTCTGGTGAATCACCCCACGCTTCCTCGTATGCTCTGTAAATTCGCGTATAATACTCAAGGACTTTTTCTTCCGGAGTAGGTTGCGTTGCTTTTTCTTTACAGAACCATTCGAAAGTATACTCGTTCGACCAACAGTCGGATTCCATCGCCTCGAACATGAATTCCGTATACGCTCTTCTCATCTCCAATTCGTCCATTAAAACCACTCCTTCAGTTCGTTTATATTTTCGGAATCTTCCGTCTTTTCTATCGCTGGCTGTTCCGCACCAAGCAATCGCTCGGCCCTCTGCGCCAATAACACTTTCGGAAGCACTCTTTCGCTCATATACGTTTTCATGAAGTAGAAATTCAACGTCGGATACTTCGGCGTCGGCTTATACTGGCGAAAGCACTCATCGATGAACGCCTTCACAGTCGCCTTATCATGCTGCTTAATCATTCCGCTAATCATGCCGCAGTCACGCTTGACGGCTCCTACGTAGTCTAGTCCGTATAGTTCGCGGTGACGGTCGTAGAGGTACTGTCTGAACGTTGTGACGTTATATTGGTCGATTGACCGATTACGCCAGTCAGTCGCCGGAGGTAACGTCGGCTTACTCTTCGTCATCATTCATCGCCTCCATTAGCTCGTCGAATTCATCACGCTCACTGAATCCGATTATAGGTTTCGAATCGCTATTTACCTTCGACTCTAGCTCCGCAATACGTTGTTGAAACATTTTATTTTCGTTATAGTAGCCGAACTTTACTTCTTCGTCTTCTGCGGCTTGCTCCTCTAATTCCGCAATGTGGGCGAGTAGTGCCGGAATATCCTGGCGTGCTTTTGCCATAAACTCTGCGTCTTCTACCGATTCAATATCTATATCGGCAGTGAACCCGCCTACTCCAATCTCCTCTACCCATCCGTTATATCCATTGTATCTGTGTCTCCAAACTTCCCACGGACCAGGCGTCGCAGCCTCCGCTCTCTTACGAATCTCTTCGATTTGCTCCTGCGTCAGTTTCATTCGGATTCCTCCCCGAACAAGTGTAATACTTTCATAAGGTCTTTCTTAGCGATTCGGAAGACATCGCCGTTATGTTTAATTTCAATCGCATCGTCTTCGTATTCTTCAAATGTCACTTTATCCGTATTCCAATCCGTATGGTCAATCGTTTTTAACTCGACTTTCATTTCAACTCCTCCTTAATCGCTAATATAGACTTTATCTTTACCTAACTTAACGTCCTCGATATCGCATTCCACAAAATCCCACGGCGCTATAACTACTTCTGCGTCTTGTGGCATATTTTTCAATAATTCGATTAACTCCGAAACTTTCATTCGCTCTCCTCCTTCTCGAAATCGGGCAAATACACCGGCACTAACATTTCTTCGACGTGTGCGTAATTTTCGTCGTCTGAATCATCGCTACTTAAATACGTGAATAGCTTGCCGTCGCTGGTTCAGCGCAGTTTGTCGCCTTTTTTGAGGTGGGTCATTATGCGTTCACTCCTTCGATTTTGATAACATATCCGTTAACTAACGCTTCCATAAGTAAATCGAAGTTTTTCTCACGGTACTCCTGTAAAACTCGTAACGTACTTCCTTCGTAATAATCCGCAGTT